GTGCCTGCTGCTGGCCACGCTGACTGGCAGCATCATTCGTGCCACGACGGTCTTTATTGGCCTCTGTATCCTCCACCACCACGAATAACCAGTGCTGATCTTCCTCGGGTTCCACTGTGTAAGAGTTGTTGGCCGTTTCAAAATCAACCGCACCACTGATACGATGCCCTGTGTGGACAGTACCCTCAATCAAATCTGGGTCGCTCAGCCCCACCAGTTCCGTCTCAGGGACAAGATAATCGAACGTATTGGATGTGACGGCCGTAACGGACTTCAATCCGTTAAAAACATCGAGGAATTGTTCCTGTAAATCGTCACCAGGCACCGGAATGCTGGAGCCTTTAATAACTGTGAAGGTGCGGCGGTTGGCAACGGTAAAAACCGTATATGTCTCGTCTATAGTTCCTGTGATCCTGGCCGATACATCAATATTCTCGCGCGGGTTTTTGGTTAAATCGTGATCCGCAAGTGTAGTCATGGTGAGGGTGGTGCCATTGTCTGTCACTGTATCGATTTCAACGGGGGTGTGAATGCCCTCCACGCTGACATTATCACTGACTGCCAACCCGTGATCAGTATCCGTGGTAATCGTCACTGTGGCATTGGGCGATCCGGCCACAACGCTGATACCTGTAATGGTGAAATTTACAGTAAATTTGTCTGTGTAACGGGGTAGCTCGGTGACCAGTTGACCGATGATGTCGGAGGCTTTCACGAGACAGACTCCAATGCCTTGTTGATGGCATCGTTGAACAAGGTCTCGATCTTCGCCTCATTCTTTTTCACGGAATTGACCAACAAAGGACGCGCCAAATCCTCTTCGAGTATGAGTGCATAATTTACACCTGATCCGCGCCCACCAGCCCCAAATTCCATGCTGTCACCAGAAACCTGATAGCCTATTGAACGTCTCAGCTTGCCGGTCTGGCTTGCAGGTGTCTCTCCTACCGCCGAAGATCGTACCCGCAGATTTGCGTGTTTAATCCCCTTCTTCTTCTCCAGCATCTGTAGGCGCGCTGTATGGCGTAGCTGAGAACCCACCGCGAAGAACCCCGCGCGAATTCCCTTCTCAAAATGCTCGCCAATGGAATCCAATGACAATTCGGCCGCTCTGTTTCGGGGAGACATAATGAGCTTGACCGTCATGCGCCAGAACCTGCGTGGGCCTCGACGCCTCGGTCAGTGCATACTAACTTCATAAATAGACTGCGCTGGTCCAGGTTCACCACTTGGAGAATATCCAGACGCTCCGTCGACTCCATCAGTAGCCAGCTTTCTGCGGTGATGGCACTATCGAAATTAACATAGACATTGTGTGTAATCAGACGCTGTTCATCGACACCATCAAATAAGTCTGTACCCTCCCTAGTTTCAATCATCGCCCATATTTCGGTGCCAGTGAAATCAAGCGTGTAAAACGCTGAGCCGCCAGTGGGTGCGGTGAGCGCCCTCGTCTGTAGAGTCACACGATCAATCAGGTCACCGATACAGACCTGCTGTTTCTTCTTGCGGATTTTGATGCATGTGGGCATCAGCCGTCACTTTCTACCCAATTTTCCACGGCTTCTTCCGCCACAGGCTCAGCACACTTCGCCACCTTAATAATCTCCTCCTCTGCCTCAGCAGTGAATAGATCAGTAACCACTGAGCATCCTGTGAGGAAGGCTATGGCTAATACGATTGTGTATTTCACTCGTGAACAGCACAACACTTCATGGAACCCCGGACATCGTTATTAATTTCAATATCACCATCTGCGTTCCAGGCACACCAGCTACCACGACAATCAATGTCTACCATTTCGTAGCCATCATTACAGGTTTTTATCGTACCCCCATTTGGTATGTCTCCGTCCGTCCAGTTCTCACCGTAGCAGTCTCTCCAGTCGAGTGAGCCACTCTGATAAATAGGCTCGGGGTCTGGGTCTGGCTCCGGATCCGCTACCGCCGTATAACAGGCTTTGACGGTTAAGTAGATAGGATCACCAAAGGTACTGTTATTGCAATTCACGGAATCTGTATGCGTTTGGAAAACCCAGTAACCTACGCCGTCCACCTCCGCGCCGTATCTTATTTCCTGGGTGCCCTCGAAATAACAGGTCTCACCTTCCTCTGAACAAAATAGCCATTCGCTATTCTGAGCTATGGATTGAACGCTGAACAGAAACAACAGCACGGCTGCACATTTTATAAATTTACTCATCGGGCAATTCCTCTACGTATTCATAAGTAACATAGGAGCTGGGTCCCCACTCCTCAGAGTCGAGCACAAAATAAACTTCTGCTCCCTCATATTGGCTGTATTCACGGCAATCCCAATCCGAATAGAATCTGTAAACTGGCCCTAGTATTATAAAAGGTTCAGGATCGATTTTATTGACGTAGTAGATGGTTTGGTCACCGTACACAAACCAGTTACCGCCTATATAATTATCTTTCCCAGGAAGAGAATAGAAAAAATCACTATCCGAAAGTACAACATAAGCATCCGAACAATCAGAATAGGAAGATATAAGCTGCCTTACTTGTATCAAAGAATTTTTTACTCTGATATAGCCGTCTTCACCATTCAGGGTATATGCTATATAGCTTTGGTCCGAGGAGGGATGGTCCCTTACCATCGGTCCTACATACTCTTCATTCGAGTTGTAGGCTGCCTTGTGGCCGCTTGGATAAACATACCAGTTCAGCAATTCATCAGGCGCGTCTTGCAAATCCTGGAACTGATCTTCCAGTATCGATACGCGCCCTTCCAGACCGTTATCCTCATTCTCTTCATCATCATCCGAAAATACGAAGGGAGGGAAAACAAGCAGCAGCGTCAGAAATAAATACTTCATCAGAATTCCTCTATCTTGATACTTCGATGCGGCTGCCCTTTCTCGGCGCTAAGTTTGGTGCACGTAACTGTCCAAACATCATCGGTCAAAGACACAGCGATGCCATAGCCGTCCGGCGCAGAACACTTGGGCGTTGATGCAGGGCCGCTCACGGGGTTGTCATAGGTGAACTCAAACTGTCCTGCTGCAGAGCCAGTGAGCATGATGTTGCCATGGCAACCAGCACCATCACTCGTAGTCGTAGCGAACGTACATTCACCATAGTTGGGGTTGTAAACAGGCACAGGATTGATCTTGATGTAAGGGTTTTCACCATGATCAATATCATCATAGCTGACGAGTAACGACTCGCCCGTTTCGTTCACACATTGAAATGTACAGTTTATGCTTCCCATGATGGTTCCTATACGATAGACAGTTTAGCTAAATACATCTCGAACGCTCTCAAGGTGCCCCCATCCACTTGGCGTTTTTGTATCTTAATCAAATCACCTTCAAATATATCGCGCGCAATAGGCATCGTACGCAGCGTTTTAACTTCATTATTTGACGTCCACCTCTCCAAGCCAATGCTGTCGGTCTGAATCTCACCATTTATCTCAATAGCGATTTCAAAATCTCCAGTTGTTCCTGCGGCCAAAGAAGTCGTGATTGTGCCCGCTAATGTACGCGATTTTCCGCGTACACCCGTCCAAATCATTTCTCCATTCGTCTCATCATTCATGCGACATTTTTCGCGGCTGGTAAAATCAGCAAAGAATACGAGATCAGTTACGCCCACGTCTGATACATCTGCCCATATCTGAAGAGGAACTGTAGGAAGGGTAAAAGGAGTAGCGGTGTCCACTGAAGATACCAGCGAACCCCCTCTATCTGAGGACTCGATGATTGGGACATCGTTGGTGTTGTTAAAAATTTCCCAAGTCTTGGCGCTGTGATCCATGGTTACGGAGGATTCATTAACCAAAATCAAGTCTGATCCTCCTCGATCAGCCTCGGCAAATCCAGTATTGGTACAAGCAATACCAACCAGGTCTACGCTATTCGCAGGAAACGTATATTGTATAACGGACGTTAGACCTTGCATAACATGAACGCTGTTGTCAGTCCTATTGCCCGCGATAAGATTAACCCCATCAAAGCAAGCACCTTCAATATCTCCCAGGCCGGGAATGACATATTGATCTAAAGGAAACAACGCGCTAATGAGGATGGCAGGATTAAAAAAGTCATCGGCGTCATATATGAAAACTTCTCTCGTATCACGTTCTATAAAAATGAGATGAGTTCCGTCAGTCGTCACACACCTAACTTCTCCGATTGTCACGCTCGGCAAAGACGTTAATATGCGATTAATTAGAGTGGTGTTAGAAAAACCATCCTGCAGAAAAATTGCATCGTTGCCTGTGACATCCAAAACAATAAGATTCCCTCGATACCACGATGCCGCGCGCGGCCCACTCACAGCGTCTGGCGTAAAAGAAGTTGGCGTAACAAAACCGTCGATGGTATCCGTCATCCCAACATATCTGTTTACAACTTGGGGAGGATCTCCAACTCCCAATAAATTCACGCCATCGGAGCCCACCGATCGAACTTCAACGAGCGTGATATCCGAAGTATTAGTGCCTGGGCTGCACTGATAGATCTGACCGTCTCCGATATAGTTATTTCCCTGAATCGTCCCAAAACCAATCGCATCCGGCGTAGCAACTTTCAACGCGGAGCCTATGGCAGGGTCATCGAAGGTAGTTTCAAAACGACTGTCAATGATGTCGCAGGCGGCAACTGTCACGCCCGGAAAGAATTCGATGCTGTCTATTGGAGCCTGATTGATCCCAGGTCGGAACCTTGAATTGGTGATCCGCACTGTTGCGTCAGGCTGATCGGTCTCGAAATTTACAACTCCTCGTATGAGGACATCTCTCATAAAGAAGTCATTAAACTGTTGGACTTTCACCGTTAGGGGAAGATCAGTTCCAGAAAAATCAGCAGCGGAACTATTGATCCAAAAGAAGGTACACGTGGGCTCGTCAATAGCGATGGCGATATTGTCAACGCCTGTATTTTCCACAAAGAGATTGGTTACGCCAAGAAATTGAGCCGTGCACCGAATAGTCCCCAAATCATGAGAGCTTGTGAGCTGTCCCGCTACGTCATTTGCAGATTGCACGTTATAGAATACAAACTGGCCGCCGCCGAGCTGAAGCAAATTGTCTTCTAGGTCCACTTTTCCTTGAATGATCAAAGTGGCCTCACCAAAAAATGAAATCACATTACCGATGGCATTCGGCAAATCATCCAGAGAGTGAACGTACAATGTCTGAGTCGTATCGACAGGTGATGTCCTATCGGACTGAGTCTGAATGCTCACTGTCTGGCCATCAACAGTCAGGCCATTGCCAGCTGTCACGCCCAAGATTTCCCAGCCATCAACGATAGGAGATATCAGGAAATTCTGTCCTGGCTGTAAAGTTGCACTTACCTCTCCATCAATCGTCTCGGCAGAGTCTGGATTAACCGTTACGGTCTGAGTAGATGCCTCAAGATTGTAGATGAGCAACTTCTTATTGGCGGTTGCCGACGGCAACAGGGCAACGAGACCCGCAACAGTCGCGTCATAAAGGATAATGTCGTCTGCAATCAACTGTGTGTAAGTTGCCCCACTCACCTCCGAAATCTGATCATGGACATTGTTCAGCTTGCCGCGAACACTCGCCCCTGATTCTCCGTTTGCAATTTGATCAATTATGGCCATCTAATCAATCCACACGTCGTCATCTTGCCACTCGCCAATATCACGCCAGAAGCCGGTGGTCAGAATCCAATCATCGATGCCTTCAGGATCGCCTATCAGATTCCTGATAAGGTCATCGAGAGGCACCCGAAGCAGATTACGAATCATTGAAGCACGTCCACAAAGACATTCTCAGGAGACGTTGCGCCTGTCAGCACGGCACGCAACAGACTCCCGTTGGCCAGGTAGTCGATCTTCACGGTCCCATCAATAATGAACGCGCCATCGGTCAGAACATCAAATCGTACAGCCGTGTCATTCTGGCTTGCTATTTCAACGCTGACGGTACCGCCATCATAATTATCCGCACGCACGAATATGATCGCTGGTCCGCCTTTGAATGGGAAAGTATCGCCCACTGTATCTGCGCCAACATTGTCCAATAATATTGTCATCAGCTAGGCTCCAGCTCAAGGATGATGTACACGGGACAAGCTCCACTGCTACCGCCGTCTGATGAAATGTCTATGACAGTTTGATTGTTTAAAACGTTATCGCCTGTCGGGGTAAAGATAGCGGTGTCACCTTTACTGCCGCTCAAAGTTGGTTTTGTCCCTGCGACTGTACCCCCGCTAACGAGGGCAAATGTGATTATGGCTGTTCCTGTCACATCCTCTCCTTGCACCAACATCGCTCGAACAAGCGTGCCTGGAAAACGGGCATATAAATTGGTGGTGCTGACCGCTGACATATTCGCCAAGTACGCAAACAAGTAAAAAGTTTCCAGATTCTGAATGGAGCTTCCTGTCAATGTGCCATCACAGATCAGCGCGTTATCGCCTGAAGCGTCAGCTTGTTCAAATCGGTTTAATACGTTATCCGTCATACATCAAACCTCGGCCTTCGAGACTTTAAGGAGGATGTGTACAGGAACATCCCCTACCGTATTTCCATCAAAAGAAATCCCAATAACGACATCATCTGTAAAAGTATTTGCAGAGGTCGGAATAAGAACCACTTCTTGTCCAGGAGGTCCAACGCCAAAGGAAGCAGCAGGAACTCCTATATTGATGCCATCAATTTGCGGTGTAATGTTGGCAGTGCCAGAATCTATCGTGCCGCTAGTAATCAAGGCGATTGAAGATACAGTTCCAGCAAAACCAGGGAAAACAAATGCGGTTCCGTCCGTAGACACATCAACATAATAAGTCGCCAATTCCCACAACCTTACCTCATCAATCGTAGAGCCTTCGACCGTACCGTCGAGGATGAGTTCGTTGTCGTCGCTATCCTCAGCTTGTTCGAATCTGTTTAATGGGAGTGGCATTATTTTGAAACCCCGTGGCCTATAAAATACTTGAAGACGAAGGTTATAGGAATGATGGCTGCATTGTCGTTTCCAGCAGCAGGAACAACACGCAAAACATCGCTATTGAAGAATGGAGGAGGGGGATTATCAACATTAAAAGTCGATTTGGCGTTTATAGTATCAACATCTTCAAATCCGAAATCGGCTGAACCAGCTACCAATGTATTGGAAATGAATACATCAAAAAAAGCAGTCCCATCGATTGATGTACTTCCCAATACAGCGACCACTTGATCAAGTTGTCCTGCTAGTCTCGGTACGACATAAATGCCTACATCATCCGTGGCGTCTTTCATGTAGGTGGAGGTGCGAATTGTGATCAGCCCCAAAGCACCATCGCCAGCAAATGTGCCATTCAGCGTTAACTTGTTGTCGCCGCCATTGGCTCGACTAGACTGCGCTAATGTGTTTAGTACCGTGTCAACCATGCGTATTCATAGCTCCTAAACAGGGTCTGGAATTAATTCAAATGTGAAATACATGGGTAGGGAATTCCCGACATTGCCATCTGTGGTAATTTCAATCGCCTGAGTATCACTGAATGCATTGTCTCCCGTTGGCTCTGTGAAGAACGTTGCTCCGCGAGAGGCGTCTATCGTAATTGTGCTTCCTGCCACCAAGTCATTATCAATTAGAAGGGTAAATTCTGGATCTCCTGCGCCGCCAGATGCACACACCATAGAAAATTTAGCGATAGTGCCTGCGAATCCAGGAATCACCCAAGCACGCCCACCAACAGCGGAATTGTTTGCATCTGTCATGAAAGCGCTGAGGTGAATACTTCCAGCTACATTTATCGCTGCATCCCAAGTAGTTCCACTGACAACGCCATCAAGTACCAACTCATTATCGTCGCCACTCTCGGCATTGCCAAAATGATTCAATACCGCGTTACTGGCCATCGCTATAAATTCTCAATTCTGTTTTGTAGGTAAAGCAGCTTGGCTGTCGATGGAAGCAGGCTCCCACTGGTATCACCACAACTGCTACAGTCGCCACGGTTGGCCCACATGTTTGCCACATGCTGCATAACGCCTTCAGTTACCCAGGACGGCATGTCAGTATCATCATCACCAAAGCCGGTCTTGAATGTGATCGTGATAGACTGGAGACGTCTATCTGCATCCTCCGGCCAGCTATCTCCATCGAGCGTCAACACTTCGGAGAAATCCGTTTCGAGCGTGTTGTAATAAATGGAGCTAGCCACCACTGTCAACACGTTGTCCTTCAGATATTCGATAGATTCAATGCTTTGAAGGGGTGACCGGCGCACTTCAAAGCCGACATTTCCTTCTGTGATTACAGGTATAGCGAGAGCGCCACCAAAGGAGGGATTTTCCCCCAGCGTGTAATAGCCTTCCGAGAGCCAGATGGGGAAAAAGTCCCGGAAGGTTTCATACGTTCTCGTGATGAAATCACGGCGTGTGAACTTCTCTGCGAAATCAATAGCAGCGTTGATAAAAATCGTGAGAGTGGCATCCTCTGCCGTCGATGTGATCTTCAGATACGCTTTGACGGTATCTAAGGACACAGCCATATTCACAGGCGGTACAGTGACCGTGTATGAATATGCTCTATGCTGAGGGGGTGCCAGTCTCATTATGGATTCTTACGAGGCCGTCCACGCTTTCTGGGAGCGTCTTCAGCACCACTCTCCTCACCGTCATCGCTGAGGTCGTCCTTTGACTCCACCGGTACATTTTCGTCCTTCGATTCAGGCTCAACCACCTTCTTCTCAGGGGTATCGGAAGGAACTTCCAATCCATGCTTATTGCCGATGATCGAGAGCGCCAACTTCTCAATCACATCAACAATCTGGCCAGCGATAAACTCGAGCTGCGGCATATGCGGCCCGGTGGGATGCGCATAGCGACACGACTTCTTGATTTTCACTTTCATGCAACTCTCCTCAGCTCATAAGCCGAATTAGACTATGGGCAAGTTCTCGCCTTTCTCAGTCGCTAGGACGTATATGAACGCACCGGTGCCAGTGTTTGTGGAATCAATGGTGGCGCGCACATAGCGGTCGTTACTGATGACACCGACGGTAGGGACGGCCGCGCCGCCCGCAGCGACAGCGTCAATGGTCGGCAATGTCCCGATCAGCTGATCACCCGAAATATCGGTGACGCCGGTTGACATGGTGGCATCCTCCGATTGCTCCAACACGAGTTGATAATCGCCGTCAGTCACAACGGATGCGAACAACGCAAACATCAGGCCGAGTTCGAAGTCCGCCGTATCAATAATGGCACCATTTGTAGTGGTGTCAGTGGTGATGTTGGCATTCAACCCCACCAGCTGGAGTAGGTTACTTTTGATATCTTTAACAGCCATAGCTGTGTCCTCTATTCAATTAATGAGATCTAAAATTAAGCTGCTAGCTTCTGGATTTTGATGCTCTCGTAGTTCGTGACATCTGCTCCAACACGCTTGGTGGTGTAGAACAGGATGAATGGCTTGGCAGTAAATTCATCACGAATCACTCGAAAACCAATACGATCTACAATGGTGTATCCCATTGAAAAATTGCCGTAGACCATAGAGAGCGAGTCGTTGGCAATATCGGGAATGTCATCCATGAAGATCACACGCTTACCAAGCAGCGTCAGATCATCACCGGTTTTAAGAGAACGTGGGTCGAGCAGGTATTGTCCGATACCATCTTTGAGCGTAATGATTTGCTCCCAGGAGGCACGTTTAATACCGAAGATCGCGCCTGCCTGGTAATTCTCAATCACGGCGTTTTGGAGGGCCTTCACACCGTCACCAGTAAACTCACCTGCGAGACCTGAAGGGATCTGCTCAATGGCATTGCGCTCATAGGTGCCATTGACCGCCCAGGCGGGCAAGCTCAGAAAGCCACGAGGTTTCTGACTACCATCACCGACCACAAATGCGGTGTTTTCAAAGCGCGTCATCTTGTCCGTCACCTTACGACTGAGCCAGGACTCGATGTCAAAGCCCGCGTCATCAAGCATTTTCTGCGTGGCTTTGGGTTGCGCGAACTGCTCGTGGGCAGGAATAGTGAGCAATCCGATATCAGGGGTGGCAGTTTCACCACGACTGCTCGTTTCACCGACCCAGCCACCACTTGTGGCTTCATTGTCATCAATGAGGAATTCCAACACATCGGATGACGTGGTCTGGATATCTGCAATGGAACGCACTGGGGATGTTTCAAAAATACGCTGAATCATCGTGGCCGAGCGTTCTGGACGAATGAAATAACCACCTTGAGGATTGTTGCCAGCGATCAGGGTTTTGATTTCGTTATCACGGATGTAATCTTCAACACCGAAGAGGCCATCTTTTACCTGCAATTCGATAACACCTTTAACGACGTCATCATCTACCGCGATTCCTTTGCGCAAGTAACGTGCCATCTGCTCCCCCGCTTTCGCTGAGAATTCTTTGGCCTCGTTACCGCCTTCTGCACCCCCGATGCGGGCGTACATCTTTTCCAGATGCTCGGCGGTTTTTTCAACCGCATCCATCTTCAATTTAAGTTCTTGCGCTTCTTCCGCAGCTTTCGCTGACTCTTCAGCGGCTTTGGAGATCGCGTCTTTGACAATGGTGTCAACATCGCCAGCTTTCGTTTGTGCTTCCTCAGCCATTTTCTGGGCTTCAGTGGCTGAGCTAAGGACGGTGTCCATTTTTTCGGAAAGTTCTTTAAGTTCACTAACTTCGGGCATGAGTATTTACCTTCTGTGTAAGGTTAGATAGCAAGTCGGCACGTAGATGCTCATCGGCTTTTTCCGATAGCGCGGCCAACAGGGTTTTAATTTCGCCATCCTCACCAACGGACTCACTCCGGGGTGTGAAATCTTTTGCGATTAATACGACTGCATCCTTAGAAAAGGAGCCTGACTCTCTCAGGGCTTTTTCAAGGTCTTTCTTTTGGAAGCCCTTAATGGCCTCCACGTTATAAAATTCTTTGGGTTGTTCATCGTCCAGCTTGGACTGGTACCGATCTATGTTGGCTAAGACACGCGTCTTGTCGGCGGCAGGAATATCAGTCTGGTCAAGCCGCGCTTTTGCGTTATTCAGCGCACGAGGGATCGCGGTTAGCGTCCCGTCGACTACATCGGCAAAGGGAAGTTTGTAGGCTCCAAAATTCTCTGAATCGGCTGAATCAAACCACAGGAAAGCATTGCGATAGGAGGCAGATGGCGCGTCTGTTGAACCAGTGTCGGTTCTTACCCTTCCGCGCGCGTCCGATGCGCTCCAGGTGCGATTGCGAGGTGCCAGTGGTAAGTTTTTAAAGGGTGTGACTGTCTTGAAACCCGATACGGCCGCCAGTGGATTCGCAGGGAAGGTAACGAGCGACACCTCCAGTAACTCCACTTTCTTGAGTAGCCGAATGCCTTCATCGTTAAACTCACGCTCCACTACCCGGAAGCCAATCGACATCGAGCGTACTGACCCCACTTTAATCTGAGGCATCACACGACCTGCGACAAATGAGTCGGCCTTGGGTAATCGTGCTTTGAGAAACAGCCCCTCGTCCGTCTCGCGAATATCTTCGGGCATTCCGATGGGGCTATCAGATGAATGTTGCCAAAGAATGACCGGTGTCTTGGTGGCCAGCGAGTCAGTGAATGCACCGCGAACGACAACATCGTTCACCAGGTCAATATTGCCAAACGTGCTCGCAAGCCCCTCAAAGCGGAAGAACTCGTCGTCTTCGTCGTTGATTTGCTTGACCTCAAAATCGACATCGATGTATTCGAGATCAGACTTAGGGGACGCGATTGGCGTGGTCAAAATTGCGCGCTCCGCTCGATTTGTAGGGAATAATCGCTCGATTAAATCATATCTTAGTGTTTATCACCACAAATATGCAGATAAATGAATTGTTATGCTAATAACGAATGATAAATTGGAGGGTTTAGCTAAAAAGAAACGAGAGAGAGGTGAATGTCACTCAATGACCGGCTGCGCGCTGCAACGGCAGTTAATAATGTTCGAAGCACTTCCCCGAAAGGGATCGCCGGGGAATCTCAGAAACTCGCCCTGTACCACCCAGCCGCCATCTTGAGCTTTTTGAAAATCGACCGCTCTGTGAGAAGACCGCACGCGCTCATCGCCTACTGTAATCCAGCGTCTATTGTCCTCCTCAATCTGGTCAATACCTGCAACCACGGCAGGTATGCCATTGCGGGCATTGAGGAGTTCCTCGATCTCGATGTGCTTCACCCCCTCCGCAATCTGCTGCGTAAGGGTGGACGCGATGGTCGGTGATCGAGCAAATCCACGGTCTCTAAAATCACGCGAGGATGTTCTGGCCACCTCAGCATTCGTGGGGGTTCGTCCCTCATCGAGGATGGCGGCGCGCGACGATAATACTGCGGCGTCCATTTCGCGCTGATTTGTCGCTGTAATCAGTCGAGTGTTAGTGTTGACTTCATTAGTAATAAACGCCTGATTCTGGCGGCGTATCTCATTGCGTATCAGGTCGATCCGCTCTGTGACAGTCAGCCCGGTAAGGGCCGCGATTATAGCTAACTCCTCGATGATGGACTCATCCTCCGGAGCCTCCTCCAGAAAATCAGTGACCTGTCCGCTGAATTCATTACTGACACGCCTGGCTTGACGTGCCAGAAGTCCTCGCCAGTCATCCTCGTAGATGGTCGCGCGAGGAGGTTCTCCTGTTACGGCGACAAACGCTTCCATGTCCTCAGCCATATTTCTGAACAGTTCGCGCAGCTCCGTTATCTGCCTGTTCTCAAGCCTGAGTTTCTCAGCCAGGTCAACGGCGGCCGCAGTGCGGAGTTCAGCATCTGTCGTGTTGAGGGGCATCAGAGGATTCCACGATCACTCGCGATCCGTTCAATCTGCTCATCTGAGTATGCTGCGGTGCCATCCTCGATCCTGACCTGCCGCATCAGTTCCCGAAATTTACTGGCCGTTGGTTGCCTGAGATTATCCTCGGTAAAGGCGTCAGTCCCGGCCGGGATCATATTCGCGGGTACGAGTACCACATCGCCACCATCTTCAAGAGCTTCATCGCCGATGAGTGCGCGCACCTCGTCAATTGTATTCACACCGATCTGGCTTTGACGGAAAGCACTATCGACAATTCTAATTCTGAGCGCGGCAATATCCCCCTGGTTAAATCGAAACTCCAGATTCTCGCTGTCGGGATATCGCTTCAGTAAAAAATGAGTTAGCTCGGCATAGAGATAGTTTGCGAGAGGGATAATGCTGTTATCAAACAGCTGTAGCATACTGGTTTCAAGGTTGTTCAACGTCATAGACTTATCGAGCAGCAACGCCAGAGGAATGCCATAGGTGGTGGATATGCGTGATAGCATCGCCTCCTGTAGATCCTTAAACTCCATTTCCTTATAGGTGTGCTGTATAGGTTTGACGTCCATACCATCAAGGATAGGTGTGCCACCCGCATTCATATCGCCAGAATATTTCTGCGCCTCCTCCTGCATGCGGTCCCATTGCTCTTCCGTCAGCGCCTCCCCTCTGTTGTTTACCCAGGCCATTGATAC